GGAGATGTGTATAAGAGACAGACATTATATCTCCAGTTAATTGTTTTGAGGATAATCCTCCTTGTCAATTATTTGCAAATATATAGCAAAACAGTTTTTAAAACAAATTTATTTAAGAGTAATCGCTGTCATAGTCCTGCTTGGTCATTTGAACTTTGCTTTTTATTTCTTCAAGAATTCCAATCATAACCCTGCAACTCCTTCTAACATCAACAGCTGCTTCTTTGACTTTTTTCGGACCAAATAAATCCCTAACCCTCTTGTCAAAATCACCCTCAAATTCATCAAGTAGATTTAATACATCTTTCTTGACTCCATATCGGTCATTCTTATTCCATCCTTCATAATAATCTCTATCAAGCATTATTATCAGTTTTTCTGTTTCTTAAATACTTTTCAATCTCACTCATTAGCTCATCACTGTCTTGACTTATTTGTTCAGACTTATCAAGCATCCCAGGACTCTTATGAATAGTTTCTTGTTCATTTATAACACTCTTGCCCATACCTCTATCCACAAGTGAATTGTTAATTCTGTCTATTAGTTTTTGAGATTCAACTTTCATATTATTGCCCCTCTTAATAAGAGCGTTGTCTTCGTTTTTCTTATCTTCTTTCTTGTCATCGCCAAGAAGTTCATTAATAAGATTAGAAGTATGTTTATCAGAAGCTCTCATAGCTCTCTTAAATTTACTCTCAGCTAAAGGCTCTTCTCCACCAGCTTCTTCTCCACCAGCTTCTCCGCCAACTTCTTCTCCGCCTTCTTCTCCACCCGCTTCTAGGTCTCCAGCCATGTCCATTCCACCTCCGAAGCCACCGCCTCCGCCTCCGAAGCCGCCTTCATCTCCACCGCCTTCTTCATCGCCACCTTGCTGTGCCTTCATCATTTCTTCTGCTCCTTCAATTTCAAACTTCTCATCAAGCTCATTAAATAAGCCAATTTTCTTATACATTTCAACAGCTGAATCAATTTCTGCAAATATTTTCTTCTCAACCTTCTTCTGCTTAAGAATAAGTTTAATCTCATCTTTAGAGAATCCAAGAATGTTTTCCATAGCATAAACATAAGAAACTGGAGATGTCGCCTCTGCTGAGAACATTTCCTTAAACACCTCAACACGGGCCTTCATAGTTTCTAATTTTAGAAGCTCTTGTTGCGTAGAAGGATTTGTAAGCGTAAGTGTATAGTTATCTATATCATCCTTAAAGCCATTAAAGTAAAGGTGGATATTTGCAATTCTCTTAAGCTCAGCAAGAATTGCTTGCTGAATTGTGTTAATTGTTCTTGAAAATCTTAAATCCTGTTGAGAAAGTGTTGAACCTCCTGGAAGTGATTCACCGTAGTTCAAGTAATTCTTAGGAACTTGAAGAGAGGCAAATAATTTGTTTTGGAAGTATTCGATATCTTGAATATCACCAAGATTCGAAGCGCCTGGTAAAGTTTCAATTCTAGATGACCTATCAGCTCTCATTGGAATAAAATAATCCTCTGTAACATTCATTGGATTATACTTCTGATTAATGTTACCAGTCTTTTGGTCAACTATAGGCTGCTTTTTAAGTTGCATCTGGAACTGTTGAATAAACTGACCAACATCTGCATGCTCCAAGTTACCAACATCAATATAAAACACCTTTCTTTCTGGCGCTCTTGTAATTCTATAAACAAGCATAGAATCCTCTGCAAGTTGTAATTGCTTCCAAAGCTTTCTGGCTGGGTCAAGAATTGAACGTCCATAAGGAAGCTTTCTAGTATCTTCAAGAAGCCTAAAGTGAGCCACTTGCCAATCTTCAAAATAATCTCCAGTAGTTTCCCACCTAAATCTAACATCATCTGTTCTGCCGTCAAACCCTTCTTCTCTATGAATTTCATCCGCAGGAAGAGCCATTACATCATAAACACCCTCATCCTTATCAATATGCAGGTGAAGGAAAAAGTCTCCATACTTAAGTAAATCTCTAATCCATAGCTTGAGGGCAAAATCAACATCAAGCGTGTTATAGAATAGGTCCTCCAATAAAGATTTAACCCTTGCGTTTTCTGAAAATATATCTAGTATATTCCCTTTCTCTCCTCTAGTAATACACTCATCTCTCATTATATTAAGAGCTGCAGCGATTTCTGGAGACATATCCATAGCACGGAAATCCTGATAAGAATTAACCCTATCGGTGTCATAGTATATAGTTCTTGTATAAAGGTCGTGGGCAATCTTATTTACCTGCCAGTCAAGATATTGCTGCTGAACATTTTCAATATTACTACCTGGCCTAATAAGACCAGCTCCCTGTTGTACAGTTCCTGGGTTTTCTACCTTTGGAGTTCTTTTTTTATTCTGGTTTATAGCGTCAGTAACGCCTCCAAATATACTAATGTTATTACCCTGTTCTTCCATATATACGCAATTTTATAAAATATAATTATTTGACTTATTAAAATAAACAGTTATTTTAAAAGCCAACTTGTGTCATCATCAAACCCCTCTCCAGTAAAGTCTGTATTACTTTGTCCATTAAATATAAATAGACCACCGCCACCCTTCGGATTTTCCACTTTCTTTTCTGATGGCGAAATTCTTCCAACGCTTGAGTTTGTATTTAGCATCATTGCGTTAAGCATACTCTTATACATCTCTGTTGACGATGTTACGTTTTCAAACTCTGTGTCTCTTATGTAAAGAGCAATACCAAGAGCTAGAATAAGGTCATCATTAAATCCAGGCTCATGCTCAGGCTTATCTCCATTCATAACAAAAGTTTGGAATTCAGCCATAAGTCTTTTAGAGTGAAGTATAAGAGAGTTTTCTCTCATGTGCTCAATAATAGACTTGACAAGAAGAACTCTGTTTTTTCTTGAAGTTTGGAAACCAGGAATCTCCGTCCCCTCATTAACTTTGTACTTATAGTGTCTAACGTGAATATCTTTTATGTTTTTAGAAAAATACAATCTATTTCTTGGATACTTAAATTTATCTCTTATATCAAAACAAACACCAAGACCAAATGAGTTTGCTTCAATAACAACGTAAGCAACATTATACATCATTCCTAATTGATTTATTACAAATGGGAATAAATCTGGAGAAACCTTTTCTCTAAACTCAGCAACTTGCTCAAGTGTATCAACATCAAATACTTGTATAGTAGAGAAATCCTGACCATCACCCCTGGCGACATCGACCCCTATTATATATTGTCTACCCTCTTCTGGTCTTTTAAATATATATGTACTTGTAACATCTTGAACCATTTCAGAAAACTTAACTGGGTTGTCCTTTTCCATGAAATCAAATCTTAAGTAACCCTCTGGCTCGTGGTCCGCTTCCACTTTTGCATGATATTTAGAAACAAGTTGGGGGTCAACTGCAAGCCTTTTCGAACCTTCAAATGAAAGGTCAAGCTCCTGAGCAATCTTAACAGAATCCCAATTAAGCCTCTTACATTGAGAATCATACCATGGACTCCATGGAACTTTTTCACCATTTGAGTCTAATTTATATTCAAGGTCATGAATTGAATTAGGATTTTCAGTCCAGTGAACTGTTGTTCCTATGAAATCGTTCGTATTATTTACAGCATCAATCCATGTCTTATAATAAAGATTACCAGTACCGTTTGGTGTAGAAATCATTATACATTTACCACCTGTAGCAGAAAGCGCCATACCTGCACCCATCCAAATCGCTTCAGCATCCTTAATAAAGGCAGTCTCATCAAGAATAAGCATTGTAAGAGAATCCCCACGACCCGCATTTGGACTTGAAGCTTTTGCTTCTGCATATGAGTTGTTTGAAAACGCTATTCTTTTTGTGTTCTTCTGCTCTATAGAGTCAGGCTTTAACCATGATGGCGTATGTTCAACAAACTGCTTAACAGTGTCAAGGAATCTCACTGCTCCAGCGCCATCGTTGGCAATTATAAGAATCTTCTCATCATACCTAAATAATAGCCTCCACGCAACATATCCAGCTGTGATAACAGATAGTCCCGTTTGTCTTGATTTAAGTATAATATTGTTTTGGTGCTTGTGAAAACTTCTAAGGCATGAGTTCTGGTACTCAAAGCAAGTCATTGGTGCAACCATTTTCTTTTTTGCATCAAAAACATATCCATATGTATTCATATAATACACTGGGTCTTTTGCACATCTTGCAAATTCTAACATTTTTTTATCTACCATGCCTATCTATTTATAATAAATAGGGGTAAAAATGCTTTTCTGGTAATTAAAGTCCTACGTAAATGTTTGTGCTGAGGTCTGAATCAGAAACTACTCTAACTCTTTCTGAAACAAAAACAACAGAAGTTATGTTATTTTTTGAATATAATTGATAATCTCCATTAGTGGATGCTGACCAACTAGTTGTGTATAGGCCTCTAGAAGCATCCGAGAGAGAAGTGCTTATTGTAACCCCCGTATCAGAAACACCATCTCTATACATAATATTATCAAACGTTACTCCAGTAACAGGATTGTTATCTATGTCTAAAGACAATATATCTTCATATACAGTTTGTCCAGTGCCTATTTTCATATCTAGATTTTATTATAAATAGAACAAAAGATTATTCTTCCAGCTCTTTAAAGACATTTGACCTGGTTATTCTGTATTTTTTTACATTACCAGATTTGGCGTTAATATATCCTTCATCCCACCATCCTAGCATTTGTTGCTTATCAAACACAAGGGAATTTTCTGTAAGACTATATGGAGTGTAATATATATTTATTGAAACCTCTCTTCCATAAGAATTTAACTTACTGAGGTCTATATTATCCTTTGCTATTATTCTCTGCATAATATCCATAAGCTTAAAAAAATACTGAAGAACATTGCTTATATTCCCTCTTTTTACAACACCAAAACCTTCTGGAGAAAGCACTATTACATCTATTTCTGTTGCTCCATTTTCAATTGCTACTTGTAGAGGTATGTGTTCATGTATAGCACCATCCGCATATTGATTTCCATCTTTCTCTAATATTGATGTATATATCGGAGCATTACAGGATGCCCAAAGCCAGTCAACAAAATCTTCATACTTACTTTCATTTGATGATTTATACTCTGGTTTTTTATCTGTTAGGTTTGAAACAACAGCGATAACCTCTTTATCTGATTTATATAATCTTTCAAAGTGCTTCTCTTGAAAGTGCTTTTTTATAAGTTCTCTTAGATTTTCTGTTTCACCCAAGGTTTTTTTAAGTGTTATAACCCTTAATAACGCATTCAAAATCTTAACATCCCCGTTTTTTTTAAATGGATTTTTTGAAAAAATATCATCAGATGTTATGCTTGTATACCCCTTTTTTAATAAACTAATCTCTCTGATTGATGACAAAGGAGCTAAAAGACTCCCTGTTGATGTTCCTACATAC